ATTTGATACTATTAATATGGGGATACTAGGCACTATCTCTGAGTTAAGCAAGCTTGATGATCCACAAAGTTCAGTTAGAGATACTGTTGCTATGATGGCTAGAGTTTTCCCTTCTTGGGTTGACACTACAGTTTATCCTACTCAAACTTTTCCTGAGTACTCAGAAAAGTTTACAGCTCGTTTCATTAACAGTCCTGCTTTTCAAACAACCTTTATCGGTGACGGTAATGCATATACTTATCATCTACCATATGTCAATGATGCCAATGACAAAACTAAATTCTGTATTACTCAGAAATTTGACAAAACTGAAATTGGAGACATTCAAGCCTCTTGTAGTATCTATAATGGCGCTGCACTTGGTGGTGACAAATGGACCGGAACTATGGTCCCACATTCTAGTACGTATAACTACGGTAATCCGTCTACTGTTAGAAATACTAGTAGATATTCCTTTGTTTACGTAAACGGAAGAACAGATTGGGTTCCTTCTAACTATTCAACCGCTTTTGGGGTTTCATCTATATCTACTCTTCCTATGAGACAGCCTTATGTTAACTTCCTTTCCGGTATGAATGATCACTACGCTACACCTTTCGGTGCTTATGACCTATTTGGTAATAGTGTTAATGCAATGTCGCAACCTACTATTGATTGGTTAGGTAAAATGTTCGACTTTGATTCATATCTATCAAAGAAATCTGATAGAAGCTATGGTAAAAAGAAGAGAACTTTCGGCAAAAGAAAGAATAAATCAGGTAAGACGGAAGTCGAATCTGAAAAAGATAAGTAATAGCAACTAAAGTTTAGTATGATAAGGTTTAGCCGCACACTTCAGAACGCTTCAGATATGTATAATCTTAATACTACAGAAGTTTCTGAACTTTCCCGCATCCTTAGCAGGCTTATTCAAGGTAGCTTGGACTCTCCAAATATTTGCAATCCTATTATTGAAAATCTTGGTGAAGCGAAAGTTCTAGATGGTTGGGATTTAGTTTTCAATAATCGTAAGTCTGAAATCAACGACACTTTAAATTCTATCGAGGAAAATGAAAGAAACAAATTTGGGAGCAGAAGTAGAGCAAAACCTTGGAGTGATATCAAGTCAGAGTTCTACGAATATTGGAGTAACGATAATCCCGAAAACAATCTAAAGCAATTAGAAGTACTTACCCCTTCAAGACTAAGACCTTGGGAGATCAGAAAGGTAGTTGATATCGTTAAAAGCGATACTAATTCTGGCCTTCCCTATCTTACTAGAAAGGGTAAAGTAAAAGATAAATTCTTGGATAACGCATTCTTGGAGAGTGAGTGCTCAAAGAGTATGCTGCTGTCCCTTTTGTTAGGACACAAGAAATGCTAAAAACTCG